ACCGTAAACCAGTTATTGAAAAACAAATAGAAAGAATATTGAAACTTACTAGGACTTGATTATGTCTGCTACTGTGATTATACCAACTACTGGTTCTCCAGAGTTGAAATGTGCCATTGAATCCGTATTAAATCAAACATACCTCACCACTTGTTATGTTGTTGCTGATGGACCAAAATTCTATCAAGCAACGGATGAAATCGTAAAACAATACTCAAAAGAAAATATCAAATTGTGTAATATTCCGATAAATGTCGGTGCCAATGGTTTTTATGGCCATCGTGTTTATGCGGCTTTTACTCATCTTATAGATACTGATTATGTTATGTATCTAGATCAAGATAATTGGTATGATGAAAACCATGTTAAAACTTGTGTCGATACAATTCGAAAGAATAATCTAGATTGGTGTTATTCACTTAGAAAAGTATACAGTAAATCTGGTGAATATCTATGTAATGATGATTGTGAATCTCTCGGTAAATGGAAAACATATCATGGAGTAAATCATATTGACACCAATACATATTGCCTAAAGACTGAAGTTGCGATAAGATTGGCTTCTGTATGGCATGGTGGTTGGGGACAAGACCGTGTTTTCTTGTCTGCAATATCACAACACTTTCAAAAATGGGACTGCACGGGACTATACACAGCAAACTATCGTGTTGACGGTGGGCCCGGTTCAGTCAATAAAGAATTCTTTGATAACGGAAATGAAGTAATGCGAAAAAAATATAATGGAGAGTACCCATGGCGAAAGACCTCATAATTGGTGGATTCACCAACTACAACTACAATCAATTAAAACCTTGGGTAGAATCTATCGATGAATGTGGATTCACCGGAGATAAAGTTTTGGTTGTTGGCAATGCATCAGATGAAACCAAAAAAGAATTACTAGAAAGAAAATTTAGGTTGATTCAGATGCCAAATGATACAAATATTCCAATCCATGTTCTTCGTTTTCTTTTCATCTATGAATATTTAAAATTGCATTGGCAAGAATATCGTTATGCTGTCACAACAGATGTTAAAGATGTTTACTTTCAAAGGAATCCATTTGAGTGGTTAGAAAAGAATTTTGATGAAGATGTACTTTCATATGGATTAGTTTGTGGTTCGGAATGTCTGAAATATAAAGATGAACCATGGGGTAATGAAAACTTAATGCAGACTTATGGACCATATGTGTATGATGAATACAAAGATAATGTAATTTACAATGTTGGTGTATTAGGTGGTCGATCCGAATATATCAAAGATTTGGTATTTCATATCTTCACAAATGCAGTAAATCGTCCTATTCCAATTGTAGATCAAGCTGTATTCAATGTGTTGATTGGTAAACAACCCTTTAAAGACATTACATACCTGGCACAAATGTCAGATGCATGGGCTTGTCAAGCTGGAACTGTTGTAGATCCAAATAAGATCGAACAATTTAGACCTAATCTAACCGAAAAAGAACCTGTATATAAAGACGGAAAAGTTTATAATGCTGACGGCGAAGAATTTTATATTGTACATCAGTACGATAGAGTTCCCGAATGGAAACAAAATGTAATGAAGAAATATAAATTAGAAGATTTGATTGTGATAAGGACATAACTACAACGTGTCTAATATATCATTTTTTCATTGCGCTTCAATTTATAAAACTGCAACAGAAAAAGTTGTAGAGAATACTCGCAAATATCATCCGGACGAATATTATTTTCTTTGTGTGGATGCAACACAAAATTTTTCATATCTTGCAGAATCATACAAAACAGATTATCGATATTATATTGAGAAACTTGGTGGCCCACAACAACCATATGGTTATCAAACAGATAAAGTTTTAAAGTTTCTGGAAAGATTTTATGATGCGAGTAAACGATCATCTGCAACACACATGATGATGTTAGAAGATGATGTTTGGCTGAACAATAAAGTTATTGTTGAAGATACATGGGAAATGGCCTGCCATGACATAGAAGGTGGCAATTTTATCCATCTAGAAGTATTGAAAATGATAGAAGATTTTTCTGGTGTTAAAGTAGAAGAAGGATCAAAGTGTTACGGTGGTGGAGGAGGTTCAATATATAAGATTGATACTTTCATAAACAACTATGACCGTGTTACAGATTGGTTTTCTAAAAATACGGAAGAAATACAAAGATATTATCCCACAATAGGTTGGATAGATTGTTTTATGGTGGTGTATTATCTACTGTGTGGCAAACAGTATACAAAGAATCCATTTTTAGTGGATACACATAATCACCACACAGGTTTTGATTATGAAAAGTTTATGAGTGAAATGCCAAGAGATACACAGATCATTAATAACTATAAGAAATATTATTATGAATGAAATTGGAATTGTAACTGCTTTCTTTGATATTGGCCGTGGTGACTGGACTCCAGACAAAGGCCTGCCACACTATCTACACCGAACAAACGATACTTACCTACATCGTTTTCGACACATGGCACAACTAGAAAATCCAATGGTTGTGTACACATCAAAACAATTTGTCAAGGATGTTAAACTGTATCGAGCAGAACGTCCCACAGAAGTCGTTATTGTTGACTTTGAAAAGAACTTCACACAACTTAGATCAGATATTACTAAGGTACAAAAGAGTGAAGAATACTTGAGCAAAATAAATCCCATGCAAGTGCGAAATCCAGAATATTGGTCGGCTGACTACGTTCTGGTCAATTTACTAAAATCAACTTTTGTAAATCAATCATTAAATCATTTAAAGACTGACTTGATTGCTTGGTTAGATTTTGGTTATTGCCGTGATGAATCTACACTCAACGGTGTTAAAAAATGGTCTTATCCCTTTGCAAAAGATAAAATGCATTTTTTTAATATCAAAGATTGGGTGGAAGGTACTTTAATACAAGATGTTATTGCAAACAATGATGTACACGTAACAGGCCCATGTATTGTTGGTGGTCGTGATATGTGGTACAAACTTGAACATCTTGTTTATACACATACAATGAAATTATTGGAAAACAATTTAATTGATGATGATCAAACTTTATTGTTGATGTCATACTTGTCTAATCCAGATATATTCGAATTACACAAAGTATCGAATCAAGATTGGTTTGTTGCATTTAAGGAATATCATGATAACACTATATCATAATTGTACTGCAAATTTAGGTGACTTTGTTCAATGTTTGCCTGTTGTGTCAGGTTATGTAAAAAAACATGGAAAGGTCAATTTCGTAATTAGAAATGAAATGAAAAAGTTTAAAGGTATGTTAGAATTTCTAAAATACCAAGACCTTTTTGAAATTGTTTGTTTCGATGATGAAGCCATAAAATATGGTGGAGTACTGGCACCAGTTTTTCAACTCAGTTCATGGACAAGAGAAGATAAAGAAGATCCAAACAGACCGATTGAAACTTGCCGATATGAGAATTGGTTAAAAGATCACTACCAATTTGAGTTCGAAGTGGATGATGATTTTGAGTTAAAGTTTCCACAATCTGATGTACCAGTTGATATGAATGCCATTTATGTTGGTGATCGTTGGAATCATCCAGGAATCGATGATCGTAGAGAGACTGGTGTGTTGTCGAATCTGAATAATTGCAAGTTCCTAGACTACAATAATGATCTCCTAACTAACTGTTACATCATTAAGACTTCACCAAAACCTTTCATCACCAATTTTACTGGTATTGGTATGATTGCCGACTTATTAAACAAAGAATGCCTAGTGGTATGGAAAGCAGAAGATTGGAAACCAGAATATCGTGTTGGTGATAACATCCAATGGGACAATGGTAAAGATATTAATAAAATATTCGAAAAACATTTTTATCTAAACCGTAAAGCAAAATTGGTTCATGCAAAAGATTTGGATTTGACAAAATTATGATTGAAAATTATGAGAAGATTGCAGAAGGTCATTGGTATCAAAGAACTATAACTGGCCCAATGCCAGACTATAGCAAAGTATATTCAGAGACACGATATGACACATATTCAACTACAGATAAAATGTCTGAATTGAGATTTAATCTTTTGCAAAATAAAATAGGTAATATAAATTCTATTTGTGATTTTGGTTATGGCAATGGATCTTTTCTAAGACATTGTGATAAAACAAAACAAGTAAAACAAATTTATGGATATGATATATCAGATTATCCTGTTCCAGATGGAGCAATTAAAATTAATGAACCGACAGATGTTCAAGTTGATGTTATGACATTCTTTGATTCATTAGAACATCTAATACAGAGAGACTTAACAACATATATCAACAAACTAAAAATAAAACATATTTGTGTGTCTGTACCATGGATGCATGAATCACAAGGTTCATATTTCTTTAGAAATTGGAAACACCGCCGAGAGAATGAACACATACATCATTTTGATTGTCATGGCCTAATAAATTTATTGACCCATTGTGATTATAAAATTATCCATGTTGGAAATGATGAGGATGCGATTCGTACACCATATTCTAATCTTCCAAACATATTAACGGTTATTGGCACAAAGAAATGATATTGAATGTAAATTTGGGTGCCTTTGGTGGGCCATTAAGAAATGGTGATCTCCTCGCTGTGTGCAATGCTGTGGAGTTTTTAAGACAAAAAGATTCAGAACATATAATGTTTCACATGAAACAGGATTCTATCTCACAAGAAGATTATGTTAGAAAAATGTATGAGTTTTTGTTGAAAAATACTGATTTCTTTTCTATCGAACCAGGCACAGAAGATTTGAAATGGAAAAGAATAAATCTTTGGGATTTCAGAGCAATTTCTGGTGATCTTGCAACAATAAAGAATAAAGAAAAAACACAAAAAAAGATTGTTGTTTGTCCTTTGTTTGATGCACCATACAATGGTTATAGAAATTGGCCACAAAATTTCTTTCACACTTTGATAGAAGAATACGATAAAAACAAATATAGTGATTATGAGAAAATAATTTGTATCAATAAACCGCTCGACTACCAATTCCGTGGTTGGAGATACAGCACAGATTTTCTAGAAAATTTATACCACATACAAACCGCAGAATATTTCATAGGTGCTGAAACCGGAACATCGATATTTGCATCTCTGCTTGACCCAGCACCACCAAATCTGATATACTACTATTCTGGTAGAGGGTTGATACACACCACTCCGTTCCATATTTTCAAAGGAAAAGGAGAAATGAAAAATTACTGGTTGGATTTTGAAGGATCGACCTGGTATTAAACCGTAGATTTTGATTACTATGTATCAAACCCAATCTTTGTACTGTCCCAAGGTATAAAGTGAAATGTGATATAAATAAGCAAATTGGCAACCATAGTGTGTTGCATTTCTAGAAGGAAATCAATGTATTCTTTTTTGTCTTTTCTGAGAGAAGAAGCCGAGCCTAAGCAGCTCAAACATATACATCATGCCGAAGATAGACCCCTACTCCACGGAGAAGAAGGGTTCGACCACGCCTACAACGCACTCCATCAAGCCCACGAACACATCAAATCTGGTTCTGAAAGTTCTGCACTCACCATGAAATATGACGGATCTCCTTCCGTTGTGTTCGGACATCACCCTAAAACTGGTAAATTTTTTGTAGCCAGTAAATCTGCATTTAATGTAAATCCCAAAATCAACTATAGTTCAAAAGACATAGCCAAGAACCATGGTCATGCACCTGGTCTTGCAGAAAAATTAAATTCTGCATTGGTGCATTTGAAAAAAGTTGCACCAAAATCTGGTGTATATCAAGGCGACCTTATGTTCTCGGAGGGTGACAAACAAGACAAGGGACACAAAGGCGTATCTTTTACACCCAATACAATCACATACACCGCCAAAGGTGAAGAAGCAGACAAAGTTAGAAAATCAAAATTAGGTGTGGTTGTGCATACACAATATCATGGTGATGATATTTCTACAATGTCAGCAGATTCTCATCCAGATGTACATCATTTCACAAATCATCCTGATGTGTGGACAAAATCTGTAGCACATGACACAAAACAAGTACACTATTCTGACGCTGATCAAAAGACTTTTAACCATCACATGGAAGAAGCCAAGAAAATACATGATGCAAACAAAAAGTCTATGTATAAGGCAACTGAAATGCACCGTGGTGATGGTAATCATTTAGCAACATATATTAACCATACAGTTAGAACAGATGAAACACCAACTGCCGAAGGTCTTGCAAAACACATACAATCAAAATATGTTAAGCAATCAGAAAAATTAAAAACACCTGTTGCACAGTCAAGAAAAGAAGCAGAAGCAAAAACACATATAAATCATATTGCTGCAAATGAAAAACACTATAATAACCTTTTGCAGATGCATGATCATTTACAAAAAGCAAAAAATCTAATGGTGTCTACACTCGAACAACACCAAGGCGGTTTGGAACATCACATAGATAATAAGCCAACAGGTCCAGAAGGATTTGTTGTAAATCATGCAGGAGAACCAACAAAGTTGGTCAATCGTTCAGAGTTTGCAAAAGCAAATTTATTAAGGGTTAGAAAGTGAAGTCATTTAAAGATATAATACAAGAACAAGAAGAATTTAAGAAGCCAGCAGTTATTGCTTTTGGCCGTATGAATCCTCCCACCACAGGTCATTTAAAAATGATCGATAAGGTAAGGGAGACCGCAGCTCGTTTAAATGCACATCATGAAGTTATTGCTTCACATTCTCAAGATAATAAAAAGAATCCATTAACAGCACAACAAAAAATAAAGCACTTACAGAAATATTCTCCAGGTACAAATTTTGTTGCTGCGTCAAAAGAACAACCATCTATATTCCACCATGCAGAAAAACTTAGTAAAGCAGGCCACGATCATCTTGTTGTGGTTGCTGGTTCTGACCGTGTAAAAGAATTTCACGATAGTTTAAACAAATACAATGGAAAACCAAATAAAGAAGGTCATGTTCCATATAACTTTAAAAAGATAACTGTTATCTCTGCTGGCCATCGTGATCCAGATTCCGAAGGTGCAGAAGGTATGTCAGGCACCAAGATGAGAGAACACGCAAAGAATCGTGACTTTGCATCCTTTAGACAAGGTGTTCCTGCTCATGTTGACGATAAACACGCAAAAGAACTCATGCATGATACCAGAAAAGGTATGGGTTTGAATGAAGATAATAGCCGTGGTCAATTCAGAGCAATATTTGTTACCGGTGGGCCAGGTTCTGGTAAAGATGTGGTGATTCGTGAAGCAATTGCAGAATCTAAAATTGTTGAATTGAATCTTGTACAGGCACAAGAATATCTCGGTGACAAACAAAAACTCTCAGAACAAACAAGAGATTATCGTAGAGAAGCCATCAGAAATCGTGGTCCTTTGATTATCAATGGTCCTGCTGATGACCGTGACCGCATCATGCAGATCAAAGAAGAACTAGAAGATTTGGGGTATGGAACAATGATGATTTTTGTTGATACCACAAATGAAACCAGTCGTGAAAGAAACTCATTATTGTCAAGGATGATGGTCGAGTCCATGAGACATGACAAGTGGTTACGATCACAAGAAAATACTAAATACTTTAATGAAGTCTTTTCCAAATTTGTGGTTTTCGATAATACTGGAGAAATTAAAGAGGAAGATGTACATGAAGTGTATGAATCCACCAGTAAGTTCTTGGATTCAAAGATTGTCGGTGAGACTGCACAAGAATGGTTAGAACGCCGTAAATCATTAAATATTAATACGTTATTTAAGGAATATAGAAATGTTAAAAAAGATTATAGACTTTCTGAAGGTAAAACCAGTCGAGTCAACGAGCTCTTCCCAGGAATCCAGCTCCAGCGAAAACTCAACAAAAAAGATGATGTCCGAGACGGAGACATCAAAGCCACAGGCGGTTACACCTTCAAAACGTACCACGAAGCCTCGCAGCCCACAGTCGAAGTCCAGCCAGAGCCAAAAGAAACCAACTTCCGGCGGGACAAAGAAAAAGAGAAATTAAAACGTCTGGTTCGTAACCCAAGTGGTGCGATACGAACCGGCGGAGTAGGACCAGAATACGATACTCGCCAACAGGGAACAGTATACCCTATGTCAGGAATGGGCGATGTTACCTACAGAGAACAAAAAGAATTTAAAGATTTTCGTAAGCATAGAAATCCAGTAGCACACGCTTCACAAAAAGTAGGACCAGGTTCAGGTAAACATAAACAAAAGTCTAAAGATGCAATTCGTGGTGAGAAACATAAGAAGAAACAATACCACGAAGCAATAGATGATCCTGGTGCAAACGATATGGGTGTTGCAGGTGTACTTGGGGGTTCTTCAAATAAAGAACCTATGCAAAAGATTTCAGATACATACGGAAAAATTAAATTGTTGAGGAAGAAAAATGTTAAAGTTTAAAGAATTCATTTCTGAAACTGCCGCATGGCAACGTAAAGAAGGCAAATCTGAATCAGGTGGTCTGAATCGTAAAGGCATTGCATCGTATCGCCGTGAGAATCCAGGTTCAAAGCTTTCTATGGCAGTTACAACGAAGCCAAGTAAACTAAAAGCAGGCTCAAAGGCAGCTAATCGCCGTAAATCATTCTGTGCTAGAATGACTGGAATGAAAAAGCGTTTAACCTCAGCTAAAACTGCTAGAGATCCAGATTCAAGAATCAACAAATCATTACGCAAGTGGAACTGCTAATAACGGAGAAGAAAATGTTCACCAAACCAAAAGTAACTCAATCTATGATCGATGCTGTCAATGAAGCATTAAAAGGCGATCAGCATAAAATCGATATGAATAAAAATAAAAAAATCGATGCTCATGACTTTGAACTTCTCCGCAACAAAAAAGAAGTAAAAGAAGAATTAAAAGGCGATCAACACAAGATTGATAAAAACAAGAACAATAAGATTGATTCTCAAGACTTTGATATTTTGCGTAAACAGAAAAAAGAAACATATGGTGAAGAAGCGATTGCAAAAATTATTGAGAATAGTTATGCGAAAAATGCAAGTAAAGATGAACCCCCATTTACTCCAGATCCAGTAAAGAAAAATCCATCAGCAAAAGCCGGTAAATTTGGTGTTCAATTTTCTGTTGCTAGACACCTCGCTAAACAAGGAATGAAACAGGCGATGAAACCTGTTAAAGAAGAAAGTTTAACTGCCGGCAAGCGTTTAATTTCTAAACATGGAGAAGGTGAACATACTGCAAGAGTGTACAAAGACACAGAGTATAATGAATACCAAGTTCATCACTTCAAAGATGGTAAACACATGGGTGAAGGACCAGTATCTTATCACGATGACAAAGAAGATGCTCAATCAACAGCTGAACACTCTCTAAAGAAAAGAATGGGTGAAGAAGTTGAACAGATTGATGAAAATGCTATGCACGGTACAGTATATCTACACAAATATCACGAAGGTTCAAGTGAAGATTCTTATGGTGAAGTTGGTAAAAACCACACACAACACGCTTATAAAGTTTATCATAAAAAACCAGGTGAAAAACCAAAACTTATTGGTGATACAGAAAACAATGTTCACAATAAAACAAAAAAAACTGCTCACGCTGTAGCAAGAAATGATGAAATGGAATACGACCATAAATCGCATAATGATGCTGTTCGTCATGTAATGGACGCAGCAGGAGTTCATTCATCAACACCAATTAGATATATTAAAGACAAGAAACAAATGAATGAAGAAGTTGAACAGATTGACGAACTTTCAACTAATACTCTTAAATCCTACCACAACAAAGCTTTAAAAGATATGAAAGCAAAAGGTGAAAAACTCGGTATGAGATCTGGTACAAAAAAAGATTGGAAAAGAATACATGGAATGGAAACAGCTAAATCTAAAATGTATTCGAAAGGTGTAGATCCTTTTAAAGAAGAAGTTGAATCTGTAACAGAACGAACTTTAAGTGAACCAGAAACACAAGAAAAAGAGCGTATTGTCAAAGGTATGAAAAAAGGTTTACAAGGTTTCAAACAACGTTACGGTGAACGTGCTAAGTCAGTAATGTATGCAACAGCAACCAAACTTGCTAAAGAAAAAACTGTACAAGAAGGTGAAAACACACAAGTAAAAGGTGGTGATCCTTGTTGGAAGGGTTATCAAATGGTTGGCATGAAAAACAAAGGCGGCAAAAAAGTTCCTAATTGTGTGCCAGAAGAAACACAATGTGATACACCAATGAATCGTACTACAAAAATCGCTAAGGCTGCTTTTGAAGCAATTAAAGACAGAACAAAAGTAAAATGAAAAAAATAAAAGCAATTAGAATTAATCCTGAACCAGCAAGAGGTCAAAGTGGAATAAATCCACTTGATCCATGGGGTGCAAAAGCCGGTATTAGTGAAGAACAATTGGATGAAATTTCTGCTCGTGCATCAGAAGCTGATTTGTTATCTCGTTATTTGAAATCGAGAGGAATTAATCCTGAATATGTTCCTAAAAATACTAAGGTTGCACATTCAAAATCTTCTGAGTTCATGAAATGGAAATCAGATCATACGAAAGATCAATTTGAATCAATTGAAGTTTACGAAGCAAAAGATAAAACAGATACAGTAACATTAAATATTCCTCTTGTTATTCGTATGTTAGAATTGGCAAGAGAAGATATTAAATCTGATGCTGATCTACACAAAGTTATTGAGAAGTTAATTAGCATCCGTGACAAAGGCACTTTAACAATGGATGATTATGAGTTTGTTTCCAATATTAAAGAAGTGTATCAATTGCCCACAGCAACACAATCAGACCACGATCATGTTAAACAACATTTGAGTAGAGTTATGGGTGTACACAGTTCACCAGAAGAAAAGAGTTCTGTGCCGGCTGTTCATCGTGCAATTAAAAAAGTTTCTGGTATATCTGATTCATCAACAAGAAGAATGTCAAAAGATATATTGAAGTCTTTAATAAGCAAACACAGAATTGTTGTTGATAAAGATCATAGGCAAATATTGAATAAAGAATCAACACAAATAAATGAACTTAGTCCTGCAACTAAAGCGGCATATAAAGAAAAAGCAAAACAAACAATTGCTCAGCTCAAACCACACGCAAAATCTGGTGAGTACAAAGATATGGCTCAAAACATTATTAAACGCCGTGAAAAAGGTTTGGCAATGGCCAAAGAAGAAATTGAACAGATTGAAGAGCGCAATAAACAAAATGCAATGAAACGACAAGCTTCAGATGCTGCTCGTGGTCACAACATTAGATTAAAAAGTGTATTGAGTGGCAAAGAAATTACACCACCAAAACCAGAACACAAATCTACACAAGACTATAGTAAAGCAATTGGTCGTGAATCTCGTAAGATGGAAGAATCTTCTGCTTACGGTAGAATTAGTTCAAGATTCAAAGCACTATCTGGTCGTTCACTCGATGCAGCTGCAAAGGAACACGGTGATGAAGCTAAGAGACTTCAAAAAGAAATAGAAGCACAGCAAAAAGAAATAGATCGCCGTAAAGCTGCTATGAAGAATGAAGAAGTTGAACAGATTGATGAGATGGAGAAGAAAGAATATTCTAAGTCTGCTCGCATTATCAAAAGCATCTACAAAAGAAAACATATGAAAGAAGATATGTATGATTTTGAAAAAGGTGACAAACAACAGTCACAAGATGATAATGCAGGAGATGACAGAAAAAGACCTAAAGCAAAAGCCGTTATGACTGGTGGTAAAACCATGACCGGTCAAAAGCGTGATGATGTGGAAATTGATCCACAACTGGCCAGAAAACCAGACACACCAGACGGCTTTGAAAAAGGTTACGGAAAGAAATCGGTTTAATAAAGACATAAATAACAACATAACCCGAGGTTAAAAGGAGATAAAAATGCCATCATGGGGTAATAACGATAATGCAGCCAACGCACCATATTGGGCTGTAAATTCAACAATTGTCAACGCAGCTGGAGTTAAGGCTGTGGCCGCAGGACCTACTGCTGCCAACGTTGCATTGTTATTCAGCAACACAACAGCAGATGTCTATACAGTCAATGCAACAATTGGTCTGTTTGGCGTATCTGCGGCAGAAGCTGCAGCTGACCTAAACAAAGGCGCACATACTGGTTGGGTTTTACGCACAACTGGTTCTGGTGGCCGTGTTAATCGTGTTCAAGAAGAAGTTCTCGTTGCAATGAACACAATGAACGGCGACGATGAAGATACAACATACAAAGATGCAGTCATCACCATTACTTCACAACCATCCAATGGTTCTGCTGCATCTGGTGCTGGCAACACAGTAACATTTACTGTTGGAACTTCTGTTGTACCATCAGGAACAACTTTGACATACTACTGGCAGTACAATGATGGTTCTGCATGGGCTAACACCGCAGATGCGGGAACATTCTTCACAGGAAATACATCAGCAACATTAACAGCTAACGCAGCTAACACATTCTTGACAACATTCAAGGTTCGTGCAATTGTTAATGCAGCAGGTGCAACTTCTGTAACATCTTCAAACGCAACGATTACAATTACCTAATAGGTAATGCGTTTAAAGGGTTTATGTTGATGGCAGCGGAGACAATCTAACGGTTGTCTCCGTTTTTAATATTAGGACTTGAATTGATGTTTGATGATTTGAATGAAAGTAATTTTTTATTGTATGCAATGAAGTGTTATGAAGCACCAAATTGTATTATGTCAGAGTTTGAAGGAGACATCAAACGAACCAAATACCTCAAGCGTTTGTTTCGTAGATATAAAATAACAAAAACTCTGAAAGAAAGATTGATATTAAATCATATCATTCTATTGAACAATGTTTTTGGACCAGAAGCAACATCAAGAATATTGTTTTATAGAATTGATGAAAGAGATTATGATATTCTCAAAACATTTCTCTTATATTTGAATATATTACCTGAAGTTGTTAAAGGTATAAACGGCAAATCAATTCACACAACAGATATTGCAATAGATTTGGATATTGCAGAAGCTTTGAGGAAAATATGACATACGATATATTCACATTTAAAAAGTTTGTTGAGAAACAAGACGAACTTAACCATCTTAAACACAAATTAAAACAAGCACCATCAGATGAAGAAAGAGAAGAATTAAATAAAAACATTTCTTCTTCTACTGGTGAGGTTATGGACCATTTGGCCAAATTACACAGAGTACCTGTTCAAGAAGATGGTGTTGTGGCTGCCGCACCTACAAATGTACAAAGTTCTGGCGCAATTGCTGGTACTGGCGGTGCAGGTGGTGAACCAGGTGTTCGTAAAAGAAAAAATCCAATATTGATGAAATTGATAGCAAGAAAAGCACCAAAATAAAATGTGGTATTTGTCATTCATTCCTGATATCTGGTTGACATATGCAGTTCATGCTGTTACACTAGTAGGATTAATAGGCGTAGTAATTGGATTTTTAGGCAGTAAAATACCATTTGTTAG